AAATACTCGAAAGGTTGAACAAATTTAGAAAATCATTAAACGCTCATAAAAAATATTTGAATGATGTAGGGTATGATTTGAACAAGTCAAAAACATTTAAATTACTAGATGTCAATACCATATAAAAATTTTTTTATAACTTTATGAAACTATTAAAAGATATGTTATGGAATTTAGTATTGAAAATATTCCTAATATTGTTGAATGTACTAACTGCACACCGAAGAAAAAAGTGGATAGACTTTTAGAAATGGATGCAAATATGTATACCAATATGGGAATCGAAACACCAAAGACATACAGAAAAAAAATAAAAAGTAACTCTAGGAAAATTTATTACGCCATTAAGAAAATTAATCCTGAATTAGGTGAAAAGCTAATTCAAGCGATGGACTAAACTATGGCGAATGAAATCTCTGGAGAATAAAAGAATCCAGAACATCAACTTTATAATGGATGATGTTCATGATTCATCTAACTCAATCTACGAATTTTTAGTGGACAAGGACTTTGACTCTCTTAAAGTAGAGGTTCAGTCGCTAATAAAAAAACTTAAATCTATTTTAGAATCAGTTCAAGATGAGTTATAAAGACTTCAGACCTAGGCTTAAAGGAGACAAGAAAATAGCCTACGATAATCTGACAACAGACGAAAGGCGAATCTTAGTCATCGGGGATATCCATGCTCCGTTTGAACTAGAAGGGTATTTAGAGTTCTGTCAGCATACCTACGCTAAACATCTATGCAATCAAGTAGTATTTATTGGTGATATAATTGACAATCACTACACCAGTTACCACGAAACATCAAGCGATGGTATGGGTGGAGCGGATGAGTTGTATCACGCGATTGAGGTTGTGTCTAAATGGAAAGAAGCTTTTCCAGTTGCAGATGTAGTCATTGGAAACCACGATAGAATGATAATGCGTAAAGCACAGACCTCCGACATTCCTAGTATGTGGATTAAATCTTATAACGATGTGCTTGGTACTCAGTGGAATTGGGTTGAGCGTGTTGTGTATGATAATGTCCAGTACATTCACGGGGAAGGCGGAACGGCCCGAACAAAAGCCAAGAACGATATGATGTCTACTGTCCAGGGCCATATACACACTCAAGCGTATACTGAGTGGATGGTGGGTAGAAACTTCCGTATCTTTGGTATGCAGGTAGGTTGTGGTATTGATGGCAGCTCTTATGCTGCGGCATACGCAAAACATTTCAAGAAGCAAGCTATAGGGTGTGGTGTTGTCCTTGGAGGACACACAGCTATTAACTGTTTGATGGAGCTATAATGTTTGAACAAGACCAAGATATAACTAAAGAGAAGCAAGCTATAGAGCTTTACCTGAGAAGACTGGGAGGTAGCTATAAGAAGCTTAGCCCTGATGATGTAGACTTTAGAATACTGGGTGAAAACAAATCGGTTATAGGGTACGCAGAAGTTAAGGTACTCGATACTGAAATGAAACATTCATTTCCATTGACAGTTAAAGCTCGAAAGATTATCAAGCTTAGAGACAAGCGCCTGCACGCTGTAATGATTTGGTCATGTATAGATGGTATATATTACCTGCCCATTGAAGGGTTGGTGGGTAGAGCTTTGTGGTCAGAAGAAGGCGAGCTGATACTATCCTTTGATGATAAAAAACTATTCAAGTATGTCAGACCCTAGAATAAACTTTATGATAGCAATAATATTAAACACAATACTGTGTTATCTGCTATACAAAATCATCTTCTAGTTTTATCTTCCATTATTTTTTTCATGTTGTATCTAGCAATTGTTCCAACCTCTGAAGGAGCTAGACCTGCGCTATATAAGGTGTAAGAAATCCAGTTAGCCAACATTTCATCTCTACCTTTACGTTTTAATTTTCTTGTAACAGTTTTTCCAAAAGGCAGCTTCTGCTCATACTCTCCTGTAAAGGCCATTTTTCTCATTTGATTCCACTCAGCAAATCTTTCACCAGGTATACTTAACACTCCCAATCTCTCCCAAGCATCTTCAGGTTGTAACTCAAAGAATTGATATGGGTCGTCTGATTCTGATGCTGCTGCAATCAAGGCGTTTATACCGCTTATTAATGGGCCATCAAATTGAGCGAGCGGAAGCGGAGATACAATATCTTTTATTGCCTGACCAGCTCTTCCTTTAATCCTGTTGCTAAGTCTTTTTTCTTTAGCTTTTTTATCATCTTCTGACTCTGCTGACATAGCTGATAGAGCTTGTGTCAACACAAGACCTAATCCATTAAAGACTATTGTTTCTGCTACTAGACCTAATAAAGACCTTCCAGCCGCGACTTTATCTTTTACATCAGATGATTTACTTAAAACAGAAGTAACATCAGAATACATTCTTGTTTTTTGATTTAATAAGAAATTAGCAAAAGGCAACAATACTCTTCTCAATATTTGAACCCCTGGGTTTTTACTTCTAAATACCTCTCCTTGTAGGTCAACATCTGTAATGTTCTGCTGTCTGTCCACTTGCTGTTGAGCATAGTCTCCAGCTTTTTTATTTACCTCATGATTCGCCCAATCTATATTAGTAGTGTCTACTCCTTGCTCTTTAAGGCTTTTCATATAGTACATCATCCAAGATGCCTGTGCAATGTATCGGTCTGGGTTTACTAAAAACTGTTGAAGCCAGAAATTTTGAACATCTCTTACTCCCCTTATAAACTTATTTACACCACCTTTAGCTGCGTTTTCAATCTTTGTATTATTGGATTCAAGGGTTGTACTAGATTGTAAACCTCTATTTACTATAGGATATCCAGAGTTCTCTAAAAACTTAGCTAAGTTAGTGTCAGAAACTAAGTCTCCCATGATTCCAATGTTTTCAGCCCCTGCGTTTACCAGTGTGTTAACAAGAACCGGTATGGTTTGCTTAAACATTTGAGTAACACCACCCAAGGTTCTTGATACAGCATACCCGGAGTATAGGTTGATTGCTTTTAAAAATTTCTGAGCGTCTTTATTAATGTATTGTCTACCTCGCTTTGCTTCTACATAATCACGGACTCTTTGTGCAAGCAAATCTCTATCAGCTTTGTTTGGAACTATATCTTCAAAATTACTTGACTCAAAGAAACCTTTTGCTTTTTGTATAGCTGCCGCTGTATTCACATCTATTCTCGCTCTTTCTAAATTAGATATGTTTTGCGCATCAAATCCCAAGTTCACTATCCTGTTTTTAGGAAGATTAGTCGGTCTTTGTACCTCCATTAAAACGCCTGATTTTTTATCAGATATTTTTTTAGAACCAAAGTCAAATATTGGCTCTCCTATTTCTGCTACTACTTTTGAATCTTCTAAGGTTGTAAAAGAATCTGGAGTATAGTTTATATCTTTTCCTAGTATTTTATTATATATGTTAAGGTTTACATCGCTAAGAGCATCGTAATTTTGAGACCATATATCAGTCATCCATTCTACCGCTTCAACATTAATTGCATCTACGTTAGCTTCTACCTCAGCCACATTGTTAGCGTCTTTTAATATTTTCTCATAAACCTCCTTATATACCTCTGCTTTTTTAGCGTCAACACCACCTTGTTTAGACAGTCTTTCAATTGATTGTTCTATTAAAGATTTTCTTCTGTCAAACTCCACCTGCTCTTCTCCCGGAATACTTCTTCTCATAAAAGCAAACATTCCTCTCTCTATGTCATTGAGCGCTGAATTAAAAACCTCGCCATTAGGATTGGTTTTAGTTCTTCCGAATAATGCATCAGCAAAAGGAAGCTTTATAAACTTCTCGTAATACTGGTCTGTTATTTTTTTGGCATATGATTCAGATTCCGCCACACCATTAACTATTTCTTTAATTCCAGATAGTTTTTCAAACTGCAATGCTTTTGATTGGCCCTTGAACATAACCTCCAACATTAAAGGCAAAGAAGCTATATATCTATTCCATAGCCTTGAAATGCCTGGGTCACCCTTTACAATCGCGGCCAATGGTTTAGCTATTAGATTAATGCTTTTAGCTGTATCTGTATTAATAATACCCTCATTTCTACTTACAATTGCACCCATGCCGCCTGTATTTTTATTGGTAGCAAAGTTTATAAGTGAATCTAAAGCGATAATAGCATCTTGTTCGCTTAGCTTATTTATGTCTATATTAATAAAGTCTTTTACTAATTTTTTCTGAGCGTCAGTAAGAGTAAATTTTTCTCCAGTAAACGGGTCGACTTCAGTTTCAATCAACTGATTTACTACTGTAGACAAAGTATCGAATGCTTTGTTAAGTCCTTTTCTAACTATTTCAGCTTTTGCTTTTGCTTTTCTTTGAAGCTCAGTAGCTCTCTCTTTTTCTGTTTGTTCCTGCTCTACACCATATACTATCTCTCTCATTTCTTGAAAACTAAGTTCTTCTGGAGAGAGACCAGTTAAATCTTCAAACAATTCTTTTTGAGCAGTAAGCTCTATTTCTTCTTGCCTTGCTCTTTGAGCATCTATATATTCTTTTGTTTGAGCAATATCCAACGCAGGCATAACTTTTTCTCTAGTGCTTGGAGTAACGCCATCCCTAACTTTAATCGCTTGCTCTATATAAGCATTTATATCTTCAACCAAAACAGGGTCGATATCGACAAAGCTCTCAGCAGTTTCAGCAGAGCTTATTTCAATTTTTTTGCTTTTTGCAAGTTTCTTTATTCTTTTTCTTAATGCTTCTGCTTGTTTTATTTTAGCAGCATAGTCAGCCTCTTTAAATGTTTTTTCTACATACGCTAATACGCGCTCTACATTTACCGCTTTATTAAGGTCAACACTAGATATTTGTTTTATTAACTGATTTGCTTTAGCTCTTTTTATAAGGCCCTGACCAACTAGATTTGTAATGGCGGAAGAAAGCGCTCGTCTTCTTTGTGTTTGGTCTGCCTTAGCTTCTCTTGCCGCTCTTACTTCTAGTTTTATTTGGTCTTTTAATGCTTTTGCTTCGTCAACTGTAATTTCTTTTTTAGGCTCTGCCACTATCTTTTCAGCAGCTGGACCTCTCTTTCTACCAAACATACCAGGCTCAGCAGCTTCACGCTGAAGCTGTTCTTGCTCTAGTATTTTTAACACTTCAACTGGAGTCCTACCCTCTTCAATATCTATAACTGTTTGTAAGTTTGATTCTGTTGGATTTGTTCCGGTTAATTGTTTAAATTTATTCTCCAAATCAATCAAATCATTCCTATCTAAAGGCTCTCCTCTAAGAACTTTTAACGCCTCTGCGTTTGGATAATCAAAAATAAATTTAACTATTTCGTCAGCTTCAAACCCTTTAGCTCCGTCTTTAAGGTTACGACCTCCTTTTTCTTTTGACCTTATCCAGTAGTTGCTTATATTTTCACTTGGCGGATTTCCAGTAACAGACTCCCAACTCTCCCTTGTGAAAGCTGTATCAGCTAATGCCTCTTTGCCTAAATCCTGTGTTTTTATCTTATCAGCTCTCTGTTCAGCATCTTTAATTCTCTGCTTTTCTATTCTTATTGCTTCAGCAACCTCTCTTACATTTTCACTGTTCTTTGCAATATATCCAGCTATATCTGCCTCTGTAATTCCTTCAACTTGTGGGGCTTTCTTGCCAGCATCAACATCTATAACCTTTTCAAGTATTATCTTTTCAACCTTGCTTCGAGTACCTGGCGTAACTTCCTTACCTGTTTTTACATTAACGACAGTCTTTATACTGCCGTCTTCATTAAATGTAACACGAGACCTTCCAACTGTAAAAGGCTCAGTAATCTTTACTCTTTTAGTCTCAGGTCTTTCCGGCTCCTCTAACGCGACCTCCTGCTCCTCAACAGGCTCGGCAACTTCTTCTTCTGGAACTTCGGCAGCTTCAACTTCTTCTGGTGCAGCCTCTCTGGCAGCTTCCCTGGAGGTGTCTCTGACTCCCACTTCTGCGCTGTCTTCGGTAGGTTTTTGTACATCCACCTCCTCTGCGCTTCGCTTTTGAATGGCATCTGTTATCTGATTTATTTGTTTATCTATACTTTTTAATCTGGCTTTAGCGCCAACACTTCCGTTTTCTTTTAACTTTTCCTGTTCTTTGGTTAAAGACACAATCTTGTCAAGTTCTTCATTAGTTATGCCGGGTAAAGCTTCTTTGTTTTTTATCTTGATATTAGCATCTTGATATGCTGTATTCATTATATCAGATACTTCAGTATCATTTTTTACACTGGCCTGCATTGAAAGTATCTCCTCTGGAGTAGCTGATTCAATCTGTTTTATAAATTCCTCCCTAGTAACATCTATATTTTGTACTTTATATTTAGGTAATTTATAATAAGCCATTCCAGTTTCGACCACCCTGCCTCCTATGGTAACCGGAGCGGTTGCCGTTCCTCCTATTGCCTCAAAACCTATCTCAGCAACATCCATCTCTTGACCAGCTAAACCTCTGGCCGCTATCTCTCCTACGCCGCCACCAGCTGCTTCTACTACACCTCTAGTTGCACCAGCTGCTGCTTTACCAGCAGCCTTAGCCACGCTTGCTCCAACTTTGCCAGCTACACCAGCGGTTAAAGCATCAATACTAGCAATAGAAATACCTCTAGCTCCCGCTCTTCTTCTTATCTTATTTAAAGCGTCTTGGTCTTCTAGTACTTCTTTAATGTTTTCTTCAGTAAAAGCTTTGTCTCCAAGCTCTTCTTTTAAGAACTCAGTAAAAGACACGCCTGTTTCTAGCGCTCCCGATAATCCAAATATAGCTCCAGGAATAGCCGCTATACCTCCAGTAGCTAATCCAGCTGCTGCTCCTGTTCCAAGACCAGTAGCAAGAGAACCTTTGTTAGCCATAGCAAACATAGAGGATGTAAAGATTTGTGGAACAACACTAGGGTTTGCTGCTACTCCTTTAATAAAACCCATAATACCACCGCCTTCTTTTTGGTATATCTCATCGAACTCTTTCATCTCATCTGAAGGCTGAAAGCTTTCCATGTTCTGAACGGCAATTATGTAGTCTCTTAGGTCTTCCTCATCTACATCCTTACCCGAGTAAAATATTTTTAATGCATCATCTACAGTAGCACCCTGGGCTAATCCCTGAACGCTTGAACGATACATATCCCCAAAAAAATCTGTTACATGGTTTTTACCAAAAGTTCGCTCAAGCCAAGTGTCCTTCTCTCCAGCGGGTAAAACCGAAAAACCAGCCCCCGATTCGGAAACCATATCGGTCTCGTCTTTTTTTTTAAAAGATGCCTCTAGTTCTTCAGGGCTTTCAAAAGCGCCTTCAATCATTACAGAGTACAATTCTTCAGGGGTAGCTTGTGTAGCAAAAGCATTGAAATCTTCAGGACTTTCAAACGCTCCTTCGATTGTCAAGTCAAACAATTCTTCTATCTCAAACATCTATTGTGCTTTAAATATTTTTATAGCCTCGACTCTACTCACCCCATCCTCCTTCATAATTTGATTGACACCTCTTTTGGTTGGGCCTTCTGGTGTTGTTTCTTCCGTAGTTGTGGCTTCTGTTGTAAATCCTGGATTGTAAAGCTCAAACATCTCCACAGTAGGAAAGGCAGCTTTTATCTCATCAACCGAAACCTTCGCATTAGATTTAAATGAAGAATCCAAAACTTCTATTACTTTGTCTAGCGTATCTTGAAAATTTTCTCCTTCAGGTATATTAATTGGAGATAAGTCTGCAAATTTTATTTCTAAAGAAGGTGCTGCAATCACAGCTGGACTAACCACAAGAGGAGTGCCTCTTGCTGTTGTTTTTGTTTCAGCAGCTCTAAGTTGCTCTCCACCTTCTTTTGTTGTTATGGTGGGCTTTGGCAGATTAAGCAAACTAAAAACATCTAAAACTGTTTTAGCAGCATCCTCATCTGCCTCGTCATCAATATCTTGAATTATACTTTTTGGTGTAATGTTTCTTTGTCCCTCAAAAACAACTACAGTCTCTGGGTCACTATAGAGGTTAGCCTTGCCTGCTCTTGTAGCTCTTCCTTTTCTGTCTATATTATATGTAGCATCTTGTCTGCCGCTCAGCTCTAATGCTCTTCCATAATCATCAATACCATGAAGTTCATTTCCTAATGAAACAAAATCAGCATATGGTATTGGATTACCAGCATCATCAAGTATGTCTATCTTTCTGTCTTTTGTAGAATCCTTATATCTTAATATAACCTTGCCAGGCTCAGTCCTTACATCAATATCTATCAAGTCTTCTTTCCTAGCTATTGGCGAAGCTAATAATCTATCAGCTGCTTGTTTCTGAATCTCTGGAGCTCCATAATAAAGCTGACCCCAAGACGTAGCATTTTGTTCGTCAATTTTTCTTTGCGTTTCACTTCGTTGCTCATAAGCTGTAGGCCTTTGAATAGGCATAGCTGTTTCCACAACATCAACCATAGTATCAAACTTGGTTTTAAGAAACTTTCTTGCCATTTCCTTTTGCTTCTTACCATTTGCTGTGTCAAAGTCTCCCTCAACTCTTCCAGTTTGTGGATTTTCTCTGAGAAGAATATATTTCTCTGAAGTCTTAGCTTCCTCTGGGTCAAACGTAAATTCAAACTCTTGCCCAGTTCCATTTCCTTTTTCATCAACCACTTGAGCTAATGTGTCTGTGAGAATAGAGGTTACATTATCTGGATTGGTATCTATAAAAGAATCTATAAACGTATCTCTTGCTGTTGTATATCCTTCAGTTTTCTTTGCGTCTTCTCTAGTCCTGACACCATCAGCCATGATAACCTCGATGCGTTTACCTAAATCAGATACTCCAGGCTGTAAACTTTTAGACACATCAAACTTGTTGTACTTAGATGTTATTCTATTCCTAAGACTGTTAATCGAAGTGAAGTCGTTTGGATTTTGGCTCATCTCATATATTACTGTGCCGTCTGGTAAAGTTTTTTCAACTTTATTTGCTATAGCAACCTTACCTGTGTTAGGGTCTATATACAATCCAGACTTTGTAAAGTTAGAAAAGCCTTCCGCAGTGCCCATTAAAAATCCTTCAAGGTCTTGAGATTGTCCGTCTTGAAGACGCTTCATCTTATCAGCATATTCTGCATTATATTCTTTTGCCAGATTAAATGCTTGCTCTGTTCCAGACTTTAAATTTTGTCTGGCCATATTATAATCTCTAAGTTTTAATCTACCACTACGAAGCATTCTGTCTTGCATCAATCTAAACTCTTGCGCATTACTGGCAAAGTCTAGTGTCCAATCATTAAAGTTTTTTGATTCTCCCATTGGCGCATTTGCCAATGTTTCAGCATATTGGTTGGAGGCATCCTCAATATCTTGTTTTGCCTTCTCTCTTCTTTTTACTTCATCAGATAAAGTATCTGTAATTGATTTACCAATAGCGGACCAATCTACTTGATTAGCCGCATTTCTTTCAGCGTATTTGTAACCAGTTGCCATATTATCTTGGTGGTATTACAAATGGATTAGCTTGAGGTAGTGTTGGCTGTATCATTCCAACAGATTCTAGTCCAAATTGAGCTTTAGGAATAACAACACCGGGGCTAATTCTACCTGATGGGTCTAAAGTTGTCTGCATAGCTGCTAACTCGGGATTGAATGTCATTTGTGTTTCTTGAAATGTTGCTTGTGAAGGGTCAAATGTACTTCCTCCTGCACCAAACAATGGAGCTAAAGCCGCTCCTTGCTGGACCATCGTTCCAACCGATGCTAATGCTTGTTGTGTGGCCATTTGTCGTCTTTGTTCAGCTTCTCTAGCTTGAAGTTGTTTTCCAGCAACCTCTTCTAAGGAAATTTCTGCTTGTAAACCTCCAAGCCTAGACTCTTCTCCAGCAGCTAATTTTTCAAGGCTTAGCAATCTTTCTGCTTGAGCCCCAGCAACACCTCTTTGAGCTTCTTGTCCAGCCATTACAGCTCTTCCAGCTGTTGCAGCCAAGCCTCTTGTTTCAGCCTCTTGAGCTGCTTGTACGGCTTGTTGTTGTGATGCTAAAATAGCTTCTCTAGCTCTTTCATAAGGTTCTTTTTGCAAAGACAATCCTTCATAATAATTTACATCTAATCTTTTTCTTGCATCAGCAAGAGCTTTGTCGGCCTCTCTTTCGGCTTTCTGTTGCATCTTTTTTTGTTTACTAGCTTGTGCAAATGAAGCCCCAGCTGTTCCTGCTGATATAGCTAATCCCGCTGCCGTAGCAATCGTTGTAAATGCTGCCATACTATAATACTTTTATCATTTCCTTGTTATAACTATCCCCTTGTATATATCCCAGCTCTTCATATGTTTTAATTAAACCATCATGCTTTATTAGGGCATAAGTGAATTTACTTCCAGCATTTTTTGCTGCATTAGTAAGAGTCTCTATTAATAAAGACAAAGACGCCTTTCTTCCTGTTTTATCAGTGTAATTTTTATTAGATATAATCCAATCCACCCAAGCTACTTTTGAATTTGTCATATATATAAATCCTGCGCAAACAGGGGTATTATCATCATAAACTATCAGTCCACTCTTAGCATCGTCTGGCAGAAAATCTTTTAAAGGAGGTTCCCATTTCCAATCTTTCCACCAACCTACTAAAATCTGCTCATAGTCAGACTCTTCAAGTGGTCTAATATTTAATTTCATTTAACTACAAAGATACTAATTTTAGGGATAGCTTTTCATTACTTCCGACTCTACTGCGAATAACTCAGTAGCTGTAGTATCTGTATTTGTTATTGTAAATTGGCAGTAATGACCTAACACTCCGTTAGATTCAGCCTGCTGATTTTTAATGTACATTATAAACCCATCTTGAATTGGTATAGTTACCGCTCCAGAGATTGAGTTGTCTATAACTATATTGTTAGTGGCGTTCTGCAAGTCTATATTTATAGCTATTACTTGCCCCGCCATCTCTATAGAAGTGTAAGGAGGCGGAGCGTAATAAACTATATCTCCTACCGCTATATCACTTCCTATCTCTATTAATGGATTGGTTGCAAAGTTTATTATAGTACTTGTGCCTACAATACTTACCGAAGAACTTCTACCGATACCATTCACAGAGCGCATCGAATATTCATCAGAACCTGCTGGCTGTGTTCCGTTGTTTCTTATATATGCAAACCAAGCTCCCTCTTTCTTCTCAAACCAAGTACTATCTATGGTAGCTCCTGTTTGTATATCACTGTCTAATGTAACAGACCATGAGCTGTCTGATTCTAAGTTTATGGTTTTAAATAACTTATTCTCTAGTGGCTGCTCATTAAATACACTTGTTATAGTGGAGTTGTGCTGTACATTGTAAAAATTATTTCTAACCTCGTTGGTATTGTGTCTGTATAAATTACCACCCTTGAAGCTGTAGAAATAATTATTCATACCTATTGTCCAGTCTGGATAGTAAGAGTAGAATGAAGGCCATCCTTTTACACTGTCACTATAAGTAAGAGTATAAAGCAAAGTAGGGTCTCCTTGAGGAGGTATGATAGGAGGCTGTAAGTTAGGACAAGTGGCATTATCAAACATCAAGTTGTTCTGACCCCCCATATATCCATGGTTATAACACTCATAACTTAGTGTGCCATAATTGCCAGTAACTGTGATAGTTACATCTCCATAAAAATATTCATATACATTTCCGTCTAATCCTGTCTTAGTTCCTGCGCTATACTGTCCATCATATTCTATCAAACTTGTTTTGCCAAAGTTTTGGATAGCAATAGGATGCGCCGATGGGACACCAGTTAAAACAAATATACCAGTTCCTGTACCATATATACCATAATTACCGCCAAAGACAAATACATTGCCCGAACCAATAGCCTGAATTGTTGTGGCATTCGTGCCGCTCAGACAATAGTCAGGAGTTACAGGAATCGGTGTAGGTGTGGGTGTAGGTGTCGGGGTGGGTGTAGGCGTGGGTGTAGGCGTGGGTGTAGGTGTAGGAACTCCTCCGCATATATTCGTTCCACTACAGTCGTACTTATTAGTTACAGTTCCGTCAGGCTCAATAAGCAACATTCCCGTTCCTGTTGCTGGAGACGAACCTGGGGTGGCTATATAAAATTGATTACTACCATTAAATGGTGTAGTAAGATTAGCGTCTACCCAAAAGTGCTGTGTTCCACAGGTTACACCACTATACGAATTTACGTCAGAGTATACTGTTACAGGACAGTTTACGCAGGAGGTTGGCTTAACAAACGAACCATTACCCTGTACCGCATTAAACTGCCAAGCATATGAAGTAACTGGTGTAGGTGTAGGGGTGGGAGTGTTACAAAGCGTACACCCATTAATACCATAGTCTGCTGCTATAGTTATAAATTGTCCTGATGAGGCGATACCATATACTTTCCAACAATTACCAACTCCTTGTCCAGGGGCAAGACCATATATTTGGTAAGTATGGTTGATGGATTGTTGCGTGGTAAAAGACGCATCAACAAAAACACTTGAATTATCGCAGCTTTGTAGCCTATAGTAAAACGACATAGGTTATTATTTAACTACAAATTTACGAATTTAATTGCTTTGTCTTTTTACAGTCATCACAATCAGCTTGTATCAAAGCGACCCAGTCTTTTATAGTTCTGTCTTTTTGTTTGTACTCTAAATCGTGTAGAAAATTCAAACGATATTCTATGTCTTTAGGTTGAAATAATTCCCTGTAAGTATCTGTAGTTATGTATTTATGCCACACTATATTTTGTGGTATTGCATATAAATCTAAACCATGTAGATATATAAGTAGTGAGTATATCTCTTGTTCTTGATTATGTTTAAATGTATAATCGTCTAATGTTATAGCTTTTGCCAATCTCTTATCTCCAAAAATATTACCTCCAGATATTTGATTTACTCTTTCATAGGCCATCTTAGGATGTCTTTGACAGTGTGGTTTATTAAAAGCAGATGTCCAAGGAAGTTCGTGAGGCGTGTATATAGTAGCTATATTTCTTTTGGTATACTGCTCGTATGACTGATTAAAATCAAAAGATTGTGGAAACACACTTATTACTGCATTCTCTGGAGCGTTTTTATATATGTCTATATAAGTGGTATCCCAATTATTTAAAAACCTTGAGTGCGAATCAACACACATAAAGTAATCCTGCCCACCATATAGATGTTTTGATATTACATTTCTTGCCCATCCACAACCTTTAGCTTTATTAGCATCAATAGTCTGTAAGAACATATTGTTTCTGTAAGGATGCCCCTTCAATATACTTAGCACATCTATTGTTGCTTGAGGTGTGTCTTGTAAAAAAACGCCAACAAAAACTCTTTCTGGCTGAGCGGCTCTTGTATATAAATCGTCTATGGTTGGTATTAAATCACTATCCTTATACGATGCTATATTAACAAATATACTTTCATTCATGATTAAAAATTGCAACTGAACAAGATGTACATATTTCTCCAAAAGCTTTTTGCATAACCTCTTGTCGCTTTTGCCCTGTCCAGATTTCTTTTAAAGTTTGTTTATTCAAATCTCCAAATACATAGTCCATATTGTAATCATTACAACATAAAAACACTTCACCTTTTGGTGTAACATGAAGCCACTCTGTATCTCTTTTAGAAGAACATCCTATAACCTTGCCTTCAGGTAGAGGATTCCCCATAACATCTTGCAATAATCCAGCTCTGTCAATAAGATTCCATTGAGTCGTAACGCTTATTCCTGGGAATAATTGCTTTGCTATTCTAGTTTGCGTTTCCAGTTCGTTCGGTTGCAGCTCTGGAAAGTTTTTTAGCTTGATAATATTAGACCTGTTGTCAATACCATTGATTTGCAACAACAATATATTTTTATTTATGAGATTGTTTTGAGCATAATAAATGTTATTGATTAGTGTTTCAAATAACTTCTCACGCATACCTGTTCTTTTTTCAAACAACTCCCTTTGGTATACTGGTGCGTTGATTGCTATTTGAGAAACCACTCCAGGATATTTATTTATAAGGTCTATTTTATTTGGAGTCAAGGGAACACCATTAGTTAGCAAGCATAATGTAAGATTATACTTTTGTAGTATCTGTAACATTTCCTCAAAATGCCTGTACAATAACACCTCATTATAATGAGAGGCATATACAAAATGCAGCCTTGGATTTACAAGCTCGCCTTTTAATTCTACTATTTGCTTTATAATAGATTCATAAAGCTCTGGTGGCATTTGACTTCTATGCTCGCTAGGATTCCCGTGAATTGAAACTGGGCAAAACCAACATCCTGCGTTGCACAAACCATTAGGGTCTATTTGTATAAAATTTATCACTGAACAATTTTATAGTGCATAAAAAAGTTTCTATAAAAAGTCCCTTGAAAAGGCTCTGTTCTTCCGTGCTCGCATAATGCAGATTCATAAAGTATCATATCTCCAGGCTCTGCATAAACCTTATAAGAGTTGCCATCATGCCCTTTGATATCTAGCGGCCAATCGTCTCCAAACTCTCTGCTTTGACATCCACACTTTAAATCTTTATCAACTATAATTATAGATGAAACATGATGAGTTTCTATTCTGTCTGTGTGCATAGCAAGCGTTGCTCCTCTTAGGTACGACCTTATACCATACACAAATGTAGGCTCTATATCAACTCCTGCAAACTCTCGGTGTATCGGCAAAAGCTGATTGTGTATCATGCCTCTTATGTGTGGTATATTATCATACGACATCAGTTGACTACCTCCTTGTATGAATGTTTCTTTACCTGGAAAGTCTTCTTCTACAGTTCTGTCTTTTAATATATGGTATGAATCCTGAATAATACCCCATATATGGTCTGGCACTTTTACAACATCAAAACCAATATCAGTAAGCTTAGGTATATTAGGAACTACTTTGAGCGGAGCAGGCTTAGCCGCTCCCCATTCGCGCTCTCTCCACCACGATGTAATAATATATTTTTTCCCTGACGTTACTGGCATACCCTCGTGCATAGTGTCCTCTTGAGTTTGGCCATCTATCATATTCTCCCAAGTTACAGCTTTCCCTGTCTCTGGCTGAGTTATGGTATTAAGCTTTGGAAAGTTAGTTCCACCACCCTCAAAGTCATCATTTAAATAAATCATCAAGGTGTGCGTTCTGTTTCCGCTATGCAAACAATGCTCATTATAAGCAGGACCACTAAAAAAATCGTGATGAGGTCTAAAGTATTGACCTACCTCATAGAGCTGACCTTGAATGTTTTCACCTCTCTTTTCATCCAAACCTAGATGGTTTGCTATTTTTGAGAAAACACTTTTTACTAAGGGGTCGGTGTGACTTAAATTACAAGTGCTTGACGTTCGACTTTTGTCATCTATAGAAGTTCCTCCAGAACCCGAAACCACTGTAGAAGGTTGGTGGTTTTTCTCTATAATTTGAATTAGTCCACTGCACTCATCTTGAGTGAGAAAATTCTGTATTTCAACCATTAGATTTAATTTGTATAAAGATACAAATTAATAGCAACTTCCTGATAAAGTGAAACTTGAGCCATTCCAATATCTATATGAAGCACCTTGCGTATAATACCCTGGCGTTGCATATGTGCTACATCCACTGTTAGCAAAAGCAATTGTAGCTGTGCTTAAAGAAGAGGTGTCAAAGAAATAAGAATTATAAGTTCCCGAGCAAACAGAAGTACTTTTTTGTAAATAAATAGCATAGCAAGTTGGGCTAGGTGTCGGTGTAGGACTAGGTGAAGGGCTAGGTGTTGGACTAGGACTAGGCGTTCCTGCACAAGCTGTACAGTTTGAATAGTATCCTTGAGGAGATATCGCTTGTGGCGTTCCTGTATTTGGACCATATACCTCCCAACATTGACCCGCATATTCTACAGAAGTTCCATAGCTTACTTGTTGTGGTAATGAAACATTGTATTGCTGTCCAGTTGAACATTGTTGTAATAAATAGTCATAAGTCGGAGCTGGACTAGGAGTTGGACTAGGGCTCGGAGTTGGACTAGGACTAGGCGTAGGCCCTGGCGTTGGACTAGGCGTAGGGCTTGGACTTGGTGTAGGCGTTGGACTGGGACTAGGTGTAGGCGTTGGACTAGGTGTGGGAGTAGGCGTGGGTGTAGGTGTAGGAGTTGGAGTAGGCACAGCACAACTTTGAGCTGCCAATAATACCCCTGATACCTGCTTTCTAACTATAGACGAGTCTGAATACCACCCATTAGCTGATACTGTAGTTAAATTCGCATCGTCATAAACAGTAGTTGCATTTGCAAAGCTTGCAGTATCAAAATAATATGTTCCTAGTGTTGCCATTTTTTATTTTTAACAATTTCCTATTCCATTTACATATCCGCCTGAGCTATCAAATTCTAATGCTTGACCAGCACCGCCAGTTCCACATGAAGAGCCTTGATACCAAATTTTACCAGTAGTAGCTATAGCATCGGCTATCGTTTCTTTCTTTGTGCTATCCATATATACAACATCAGAAGCAGCTAAACATAAAGAAGAACCATCGTGATAATATGTTTGAGTTGCAGCAGAAGGTCCATTGTTACAAGCATCTAAGTAAGTACTCCAATAAGTATTTAGAGCTGTCATTGTAAATTCTTGCAAACAGCTTGAGTAGAATGAAGTTCCTAAATCAACTAATCTTCCTACTGAATCAATTTGTACTGTTATTCCAGGAGCTGTTCCAAGCACGTCAACACTTATAGCAATTCCATAATATGAGTTGCCTCCTACAAACTGACTTAAATCGGAGTTGTATACATACACTGTTTCCCCTCCAGCATAAGCCGTATCTAATTTAGCTTGAGTATCTAAATATCCAGTGGTTGAGCCTACTAACTCAACATATGTATCTCCAAATGTATTTTGACCACAAGATTGAGATATAGTGCTCCATCCTCCACCAGCACCAGATTGATAATTTATTTGCCAAACAGCAGCAGGACTAGGTGTAGGCGTAGGTGTCGGTGTTGGAGTCGGTGTTGGAGTCGGCGTTGGAGTAGGAGTAGGAGTAGGTGTCGGTGTTGGAGTCGGAGTTGGAGTCGGAGTTGGAGTCGGAGTTGGAGTCGGAGTTGGTGTAACATTACACACACCAGCAGTATCAATATTAGAAACTGTACCTATATCTGTCATTCTAAATATCCCTTCACAAATACCATATCCTTTATTAGGCTCTCTTACACCATAGTAGTTATCTCCTCCTTGGAATAATGTTGTTAAGGAGGCATCTGTATAGAATAATGTGCTGCCAGTTGTTGTTGTAGCAAATGAACTAGATGCACTATAAATAGGTGTAGCTGCAAATGGACAAGTAGATGGACTTGTTGCGCTACCAGTACCAGACTCAATCAACCATCTGTAAGATACAGGAGCTGGTGTCGGAGTTGGTGTAGGGGTAGGTGTTGGGAATGTGCATCCAGTACAAGCATCTGATGTACTTGTAGTAGAAAAACATAAGTTTGCACTAGATGGTTTTCTGTAATCCCATATTAAATACAAGAACTGTCCGCCTGATGGCAATGTAAAGCTACCGCTAAATTGATTTGGATTGGTTTCACTTACAACTGTCGTATCAGCTGCTGCTGCCAACAAACTATTTATATCACTTCCATTATTACCATAGAAAGTATTTGTTCTTAGGTATTTTAATTTATTTTTAGATGCATCAAAAACAAAATTGTCAAAACTTTGTTTTCTACTTATTATTGATACTATAGATGCATCTCCAGGTATAACTCCTGCGCCTTGGAATCCAGCTACAAAATTGTACTGAGATACTATTGGGTTTGTATTGCTTGAAGAAAACTGTATTCTTTCTGAATGTAGCGGAGATGTAAATGTTCCGTCAGTCCATCTGTACTGATTAGTAATAAACTCTCCAGCGTCTGAATTACTTGTAACAGCTACATTGTAAATTGTTATTTCTTGTGCTTGTGGACATCCAGTTGTTATATCAATGGTGTCTGAAGTAGTGCTATCTTGAGTAACAGTAATTTCAACTGTGGTGGTATTAACACTGTTTTTATTAAATGTTAATGTGCCGCTCTGATTTACTGGGCCAGTGCTGTGAGATACTCCATTGTATGTTGCTGTTATTGTATAATAAGTTGAGCTTGTTTGTGCCTCAAGAACTATTTCATCAGAAAACGCTTCCGTTATTACATTTGAATTTGTTTCAGTAACTACATTGGCGAACCCATCAAAAGGTATTTCATAATCAATATCAACCAGCCCTAATAAATCGCCAACATCCACGCAATATGTAAATGTTGTATTAGGCTCTATTACGATGCTTTTTGTTGTATCACAAGGCAAACATTCATCATCTGTTGGAGGCAACTGTACATTTGAATGTAGTACATATTCATTCATGTAAGGGTCAAATCCTCCTAGCTTTTGCGTTTGGAAAGTATCTATAAATAAATCTCTAAACCATGAGCGCATTCCAGCCTCTGATATAACTTGAAGCTGCTCGTTATTATACGCACCACCAATTAGATTTATTACCGCTCCGCGCTTGGCATCGGTAAAATATCTATTAGGGCCATAGGATGCATAACTCTCAGGGTTTTCACTAATACCATATTCTTCTAGTCTAGCTATCTGCGTTCCCAATACTTCAGGGACAGATGTGACCGCTCCGCCACCAGTTGCATCACTAAGTAAATTTTTACCTGCTAAAACATAAGATATTTTATCTTCTTGTAGGGTAAGAATATCTGTTTTTCTACCATCTAATAACTGTACAGGCCCATAGGACTCTTCTAATGGCTTAAAATTAGCCAGCCCTAGGTTGAACTCATTTAGTTTATTTACGTTCGTCTCATCGTTATATACACCACTATAAGTCAAATCAGCAAATCTATGCTCCTGCTTATAGTCCATATTAGATGTAGATGTAACACGCTCTCCAAGATTTAATGTTTTACCTGTTATAGAGTCTAACATCTTGTAGCTCTCTACACCATTTCCAAAAGTGTAACAGTTTGAGAACTCTGTATCAATAATCGCTGATTGACCAGAGGTTTGATTTTGCACATTACCACTGTGCATACCATCTGTATCAATAGGAAAAGATAAGTGGTTTTCATACCAAACATTTGATAGTGCATCAGTAGGCTGTGTTTCAAATGTTATAACAGAATCTGTTCTGTAAACTTGAATTTCTACACTTACACTTGAACGTCTTTTGTTTGCATTAATAACCCCACTACACATTTCAGTTCCAGTAGCTAATAAAAACAACTGATTGCTTGTTGTGTTTCTGTAAGTTCTATAGTAGTTGGTGGTTTCTGAAGTGTTTATATCACTTATAGTAGGGTCTGAAGCTCCTGATATAGCTGATTGCCATGTGTTGACAATAGGGTCGCCATCACCTCCTACTTCAGTTACAGCTCTTTCTGTAAATACAGTAGACACATTATCACCATAAAAGAAATCAGAAATATTATTATAATCCTGTGAAGATATAAGCTCTAGGTCAATAGTATTTATCCTTCTTTCACAATTTCTATCTCCATCCCCAGTACCTAATCTTTCTTGTCTTATAGATATAACAACTCTACTTCCAGAAGGGACTGAATAATCTGTATATGTTGTGCTAGGACTTACGGGGTCAAGATTAAGTGGATATTTAACAAATGGAAAATCTCCTCCAGAACTGGTTTGGTCATCTAATACGCCTGGACTTACAATAGCATTGTCCTCTCTAGTAGTAGAAAAATTATTTGGATTAATTTTCATATATGTCCCTGACGGAACTGCCGCTCCACTTACTGGAGTAATAAAGTCTGCTGCTTTAGTTTCTTTTTCTAATACAGTAGCTTCAACACATCTTAGCACTGGTCCTGAGCTATCAGACTTTACAAAGTATCTATCTCCCTCTTCTACCTTATTAGCGTTTTCACCTTCTAATAAAAAGTATGTGGCATTGCTATCAGGGTCTTGAAAATATATGCTAGTGTATATTGTGTCATATGTAGATTCGTATGGTTTTAATACGAACTTATATCTTGTTGCCCAACTTGGAGCTAACTGCTGAGTTGGTATTGTTACTCTTATTTCATTTTTATCAATAGAGTTTTGACATGGTATTTCTACAGTATTATCTGGACTTACAAGAGCGGTAGATGAGCGCCCGAAACTATCCATATAAACTATACCTACTTCATATCCTCTATTACTATGTAAGCTTCTTGGATTATCAAGATTGCTAAAAAATGCTGTAGCTGTTTGAACCTCGTAAAACTCATAAGCATTATTAACTCCATCTACATACTGCATAGCTGTAAGCTGAAGTCCAATAGTATTGCTTGCTGGAGACGATATAATTTCAATAGGCTGCCCTGTTGCAGTAATACCACTTGCAGTTTTTGTGTATGTTCCTAACGTAGAAGGAAGCGCACAATTTATTATATCTGTTAGTGTAGCTCCATCGCAAGCAGTTGACACTGGCTGTATGTTTGATGCAGTACCAACCTTTTCAATAAAATCTGTGCTTGTAGCTAATGAATATACATTATTAAAGTCTACAGGAAGTATATATTCAAATAATATACTGGTCTGTGAAGTTGTAGCTGATGGCGTGTTATCAGTAAACTGACTATGAGCAATAGTGAAATCTAAAGAAATAGTTGAGCCAGCAGTAAGTTCTAAGGTTGTTCCGTTTTGATTTGATAAATCAAAGTATATTATAGCATTATTTACATTAACTGGCGTTGGCCCTATGGTATAGTATCCCGCTCCTGTAGTATCTACAAGCTCAGAAGTAGCAATTTGAGTGCTATTTAAATCTGCCTCAAACTCTAATTTTATATCATTACCAAACTTGTCTTTTAAATCATAGCCCTCTTTATAGTTTCCATAGACAACTCTATTGCCCATTATAGTTTGGGCTTTAGCTATGATAGGTACATTGTCATATAATCTTAAAAGCTCTGAGTCTGGAAGTAAGGTAAATATCTTACTGTTATCAAACGTATAAGTGTAATCTGTGTCATTAGAGTATCCTAAATTAGATTTATCTAAATACTCTATGACTTTAATATTGTTTGTGGTAGATTCTTTGAAAAGCAACTGGATACCCTCTACGAGCGAACCTCCTGAATTGAAAGTTATAATCGCCGCATTTTTGGTATTCTTCATTCCTTCATTCAAATAACTATTATAGCTAAATGAAAAAGTTGAAGGATTAAAAGCATATTCACTAAACTGAGAAGTAGCTGAATATTGATTGTCTGCATACTTATATCTATACGCAAAAGCAATAAACCGCTCCTCTAAGTAATCATCCTCCTGCCCTACTACATTAAAAGTTTGAATTGTCGGAGCGGCAACCGGTGGTCTTTTTATAACCATCAATGATTCCGCAGTAAACCCATCAAGGTTGTTGGTAGGAGCTCCGTATCTTCTATTTACATTTATTACTCTTGGTGGATTAAGGTTATCCGTAAAAAACAAAAGAGAGTTATCAATAAGATTAACTCCAGTAATTAAGTGATATGGGCTAAAGTTTAAAGTAGTATTTATACCACCGCCATCGTCAAGACTTATTACATGGTAGGTTGTAGAGTTATTGGTGGTATTATAAGAAACAATTAGGTCAAGCTTGCTTGTGTTTCCCAAAGTAAAAGCTGGGTCGTGTATAAACCAGTAAATGGTTTCATTAGCCCCATCTTCATAAGCACCTATACATCTAGCGTTATTACTAAGCTCAACTCCATCAAACATAATAGTTGTTAGCCCAGTGTTACCTTTTGCATTTTCTACCGAACCATATTCAGAGTCCTCGGTAGAACCAAGTCTTACATTTAATGCGTCAATATATTCACCATTTGGTAAAAGCCTTTCATCAAGGCTTTTGTTCATACGGCCTCTTATAAAATTTCTTTGAATATTTGCCATTACTTAATCCACTTACTCTCTCCTCTTAGATTCATTAGTAATCTACCAGGGTGAATATTGCTTAGTCTAATTTTTGCGTTTCTTAGTAAAGCTGTTTTTCTTTTTCTAGCTCTATTAATGATGTACTCCTGTACATTGAACTTACTATTTAATATTGCGTATTCTATGTATGCATATATATAATCTTCAAAAAGCTTATTTAATTGCACCTTAGAATCATCTCCGTTTTCCATACCATCTGATAAGTACTCTAATATGCAATTTTCATTAGCCATTGTAGAATCAAAATTAATGACTCCTGCTGCCTTATCTATTCTAAAAGTAGGATTTATGTTGGCTGTCTCTGTATTAAGACCATACCGAGCTCCTATGGTGTAATCAGCGTACCAATTTGCTTGCGTATCTTGAGGTATTTGGTTTTCTGCGTTTACTTGGTTTAAATAAATGCTTTTTTGATTACCATCAAGTCTATCTGTATCAAGCTGTGATTGCTCTGTAATTACATCATTGCCTGAAAAATTAGGCGTGCTAGATGTCTGCTGATAAGAAGTAGCTGAATTAACCTGAATGTTTTCTGTAAGTGGTCTAATCCATCCATCTTTATAGAGAGATATTCTTACCCAGTTAACATAGTCTGGCGGTAAGATGAATTTTAAATCATCATATACAGTAAGCTCTAATGCTTTTACATTGTTAAAGGCATCATAATTTAATTCCTGAATACCTCTTTTAGCATGAAACAATATCTTATACCTTTCTTCGTTATTAACTAAAGAATGATTGCCGCTATACATTAGCTGGAAATTGTTTACAATATCTTCAAGACTTACATATTGATAAGAACCCCAATTCTCATTAGTAGGAGCTGTTCCATCATTTGTATAATATTTTTTCTGATTTATATAAGCCATCTTATTGTTCTTGGTTTTCTGATTGTTCTATTGCTTGTCCAAATTGAACTGTAGCAATCTCTCTTATTGACATTCCAGCGTACTGTAATATTCTTGCCACTAAATTATTTACATCATCTTCAGGTAGCTCAAAATCTTGATAATCAGATTGAGATTGGTCAAAGATTGGCTCGCCTCCCGTCAATGATACATAAGTCCATTTAGGGTCTTTGGGGTATCTTATATATTGACAAACCGCTCTGCCTATATCATCTATTGTATTCGGATATAGAGTTAGTAAATTCCCCTCTTGAGTATATGCAGGGAATGTAATATTAGGAGCGGTAAGCATAGACTTAGTGAGCATTGTAATTTTACTTTGGCTCACCTGCTCCGCTTCGTTTTTTAGATTAGCGTGTTTGTATATTGAATAGCTTAATCCTGAAGAAGTAAGTTGAGCTACATTTACAATAAGCTCTGTCTCGCTTGTTATTGACTGTACTGTTAAATTAGTTACTACTGAGTTACTAATTACAATTGACACTCTATCGCCTACTGCTACACCATCTGTTTGAAAAGTTGCGCTTGAATCAATAAGCGCTGTATTTCCTCCTCCTGTTGAAGTGGTAGTTCCAGATGAAGTAACCTCGCTGTATACTAAAACTTTATTTAGTAAATAATAATCTGAACCAGTAGTAGCAGCTGTAGGAACAGTATAGATATTGCTTGAGCTTTGAGATAAACTTGCAGTAACGGAAAAAAAGTCTATTACTTCTTCATATCCCTTTTTAATATCTGCATAACCAGTTCCTGACACTCTTCCATTCTCCTTGTTTATTTGATTGTTATATCCAATAAAATACTCATCAAAAATATCTAGCTGAGCTTGTTTGGCAAACAAGTTAAAATCCGATGGAGATATGTAGCCGTAATTATTCTTATTAAGGATAGCAAGAACTGTATTTCTAACAGAATTTATCATCGCTTTCTTTTCTACAAAGATAAGCAAAAAAAAAGAGGTCAATTATTTTCGACCTCTCCTCAAATCAAACAGTTATGCTTAATCTTCAAGCATAGACTCTAGCATTTTTAATGACTCTATACCATCATCGCTCTGTAAAAATGACGACACAATATACATTGGGTCTTCTCCAAATGGTACATTTAACATTTTGGTTTTATTAGAGCTAGTGTTATACCAAACCTCCTTTTGCTTGTTTCTAAAAGACAATAATCCTTTATCAAAAAACAACTGAACATTTGATTCTAGTTTTAATAATGGGTCATTTATTTTTTTCAAAAACTCTTCAGGATATCTTTTAACGTATATAAGAACATCTCGCTTTAATTCAGCAGTGCTCATATGCTCTGGATTTACACCAAGTAGAACCCTGCCCATAGTCTCTAATTGGTCTATAGTTAAGTTTCTGGCCTCAATAAGAGCATCGGCTTCTATATTCATTTGGTTTAATTCCATAGAAGCATCTTTTTCATTATCAACTTCCACAAATCTTTTACCATTTAGTGGGTGATAATATAAGAACTGCTGTAATACAGGATTAGTTTTTGGAACTCTTAGAAATCCATCTTCAAACTCAATAGGAACACGAACAACATTTTCATCCTGCTCATCTTCAAATGGGGACTTTTGATTAGGTGAATATCTTAAAACTCTGTTTACTCCTTTTGATTCGTCAAACCAAAGTAATGGTTTTCTTCTTGAACCGCTCGAAGGTATATAAAGAGAAAGTGGAGCGGCTTCTCTTGTAAGCTTGTAGACTTTATCTACAGTTGTTGTATTTTTTTTCATTATATAAGATTTAATTAAAATTAAAAAAAGGGAGGCGGTTAAACCTCCCTTAATAAATATACTACTCTTGGAATAAGAAGAAGTTGTTTGCACCTAAAGTACATACAGCTCTTTCTGACAAGAAGTGTACTTCCATCGCATCTAAATCCGATGTAGCAGCACCACCAGCAGAACCAGTAATCCAAGTTTTGTATCTTCTGTCTTCTGTTTCAGAAGCTCTATAACGCACATGAAGGAATGGTCGCTTCGCGTTTTTACCTAAAATTTGGTCGTACACAGTAGTAGAACCAGCAGGAACTAATAGTCCGTTCACACGGCCAGAACCAGCACCAGTTGGTAAACCACCACGCATAGTTGGGTCATTTAAGTATTTCCAGTCAGACTTGTAGAAGTCATATCCTCTACGGAATCCAGTAAATCCAAGGTTTAATGCCATGTCTTTGTCATTGTCAAATAAACCATAAGAAGTACCACCAGCTCCGTAAGAGTTCTGAGAAGCTAACATATCATCAATATCGAATCCGAAATCTCTGTCAACAAAGATTACGTTTTCTTCGATAGCTCCTTGCTTATCTAAACGAGAGATAACAGCATCAAAGTCTGCAAGAGTAGATGGGTTACCACCTGCCCAAACATTTCCTCTATTTTCTACAACATAGAAAATACCTTCAGAACCTTTGTTTCCTACATCACCTGTAGTAGCAATAGCTCCAGAACCAACTTCAGCTGGTACAGCTTCAATCATTGAAGTCTCAAGATAGTCGTCAAAACGAAGTCTTGTTTCGTGCTCTGATTTTAAATACCATAAGTATCCAGAAGCTCCATTCTCTGTAGTAACTTCAACCCATCCAATCTGAGCCATGTCAGAACCATTAACGGCATATTTGTCTTTAATGATAATTGGAGAGTTGTCAAAGATTTCATCATCAGCTTCTAATGAACCTGACATTCCGTTAGCTCCTTTTCTAAATTCAGAACCATAGATAAATACTGTTCTTGTAAGTCCAGCACCACCAACTTGTCCACCAGCTTCATAATAAGCCACATCAAAAGTAGATGCTCCTGTGTTAACCGCAGTAACAATACCTTTATTTAATCCAGCGCCTGCGTTATCAGAGATAACAACAGTCTGTCCTACACGAATAGCAATACTTCCAGAACCTGGTACTAATGTATCATTTACTGTGATTGTAGCTGTATCAGCAGCAGCAGCTGCTCCTGAAGCACAATTAGTATATTTAGTGTGTAGTCTTCCTTGCTCTGCCCACTTGATAAGGTCAGAGTTAGATGGCATCTCAGCTCCTACTAAACGTAAGAAAGATGCAACTGTGCGATTTCCATATCGCTCAAACTCCTTTTCATATGTATCAGGTAAATACTGATTTAAGAAATCAAAGTTTGTAATGTAATTCGTAGCCAAAGCAACCTGTTCTGCG